GAGTGTCATCAGAATATTGTTCCCAATTGGTGAACACATGTACACAGTACACGGACACCTTGAACCAAACCACACAGCCTAACACAACCTAACATGGTATTAGTTAGTCTCATCTAACACCACACAACATAGCGCAATGACCCACTCGGCTCCGTAGTGGATTATGTGAAATTACAAAAATACTTGTATTCTAGAATATGTGTGGTATAATTAAGGCGTAAAGAAAAGAGGGACAACAAAATGTTATTCGGAACTAATAGAAATATCACTAAGGAAGATTTGTTATATGAGGCAGATATTGTAAAAGAAAAATTTAATAGCGCTAAGCGCGGCTATCTCTATGATGAGTGGTATTAATTATGAGTATTAGTAATTTAATTCTTGCAAGTTTCATAATCTGGGTGTTATTATCTGTATACCAAATATATCAACACTGTAAAGGAAACTTTAAGTATTATAAAGTATCAAACAGATACCTAATTTTCATCGTAATGTTAATTGTGATGTTAGTTGTGTGGTTTGTGTTAATAAATATGCAAATAGATGAACTAATGGAGGTGCGAAATGTAAAATAATAAGTGTTATGACTTCACTCAAAAGCGTATAGGTTGTAAATATGGTGTTATGCTTAAGCCAAAATTAAACAACTGAAAATAAGTTAATTAAAAGCAATGTTAAAATTAAAAGGAGAAAATTAAATGGAAAATGTAAAAAATGAAGTAGTAGTAATGGAAAACACAGGGTTGGTTGTAACTGAGGACATGACTCACGAACAACGCGTGAACTTATTTAATGCCGTAAATAATGCTGAAAGTTTAAGTGATCAAGTTGGTAAAGATTTATGGCTAACGGGTTACATTGTTCAAGACGTTGAAAAAGAAAATGTGAAAACGGGTGAGATTATTTACTCGAAATTAATCACTGTTATTGATAAAGATGGTAAAGCTTATGCAACAAACAGTAAACCTTTCTTACAAAGTTTAAAACAACTAAAGCAGGTATTTAACTATGAATGGACGAAACAACCCGTATGTGTCACAATCATTCAGAAGAAATCGAATTCAAGCACAAATAAATATTTGTCTATGGCTGTCAAATAGCCTATTAAATAAGGGTGTTAGCCAAACACCCTTTTATTTTTGACTTAAAAGGGGGTGTTTAAATTGGCTAAAATGAGAAAAAGCACAAAAGACGTTAAGCGCTTGCGAAATGCTATAGCAAGCGCGAAACGAACTGCTACAAAAGCGCAAAATTTAGGACAAGACGTTGTATTTAATGACATTCGTTCTATAAAAGATTTTAATGATCGTAAAGAGTTCAACAAATATTTAAAATCAATTGATAGATTCAATAAAGAAAACAGATTTATCAAAAATAGATACGGTGTTGTTTTCAATCGAAATGACATTGAGAAGGCTAATAAGCTAGTTGATAAACAGAACAAGCAAAGAAAAAAACTAGCTAGAAGTGTTGGGTTAACGAAATTAAAAGAGACAAAAGGCGGTATTGCAACGGGTGTTAGTGTTAAAAACGCTCTTTCTGTCTTAAAAGATGATAGAGGGGGATTTTTCGAACCCGTCCACCATGTTAATATTCAGAGTTATAGATACCCTAAACAATTAGCTAAACGAATTGAAAGCCTAAAGGAAAACACTAATAAGAAAAATAAAAAAATTACGAATTTAAGATTGAACTATGAAACAGCTTTAGGGAAACATGTTAGGGGGAATATAATTACAGAAGAAGAAGCTAAAGAAATTTTAAAAGATATAAAATCTTTATCGGATAAAGATTTTATAAAATGGTTTTATCAAGAAAGAAAAGCAATTAATACGTTTAAATATTTAGATTTAAGTCGTGAGTACACAGAAAACCAAATGTTTGTTAATGAACAACTTAGCCGAGCATTAAAATCTGATATGGCTGATGTAAGAGAAAGTTTAGCCGTATTCAACGGACGTGCCTATGTTAAAGACGGAATGGTTAAATATAAGTAGTATAAAGGGGGTTGTGGTATGGCAAAGAAAAAAGAGCCTAAAGAAATTTGGGCGTGTGACTTTGAAACCACAACCGACCCTTTAGACTGCCGTGTCTGGGCATGGGGGGCAAGTTTTGTTGAAGATTCTAGCATAAAAGAATATGGCAATGATATTGATGGTTTTATAAAATGGTGTCAAGAAAAAACACGTAAATTGTATTTCCATAACCTTGCTTTTGATGGTGAGTTTATTGTTATCTGGCTTTTAAATAATGGATTTGAATATTCTGAAAAACCTAAAACGAATTGTTTTAAGACGATCATATCAAATACAGGTTTATGGTATTCTATTGAAATTTGGTGGAAGTATTCTATTTACCGCTCAACAAAAACAACTATATGGGATTCGTTTAAGCTTATTCCTTTCAGTATTAAAAAGATCGCGCACGACTTTAATTTACCAATTCGAAAATTAAAGTTAGACTATACAACGAAAAGAGAAAAAGGACATGAGTTAACACCGCATGAAATAGATTATTTGTTTAACGATATTGATATTGAAGGTATGGCATTAAACGAATGTTTTAAGCTAGGATTTAACAAAATGACAGCCACAAGCTGTAGTTTTGACGTGTTTAAGAAAACTTTACCAATGGCATTCGAAAAAATATTTCCACCTTTAGACATGAGTGTGGATTCAGATTTAAGACCGGCTTATAGTGGCGGTTTTGTGTGGGCAAACCCCGAACTAAAAGAAAAAGAAATAGGGCAAGGCATTGTATTTGATGTAAATTCTCTGTTTCCTTCTCGTATGTATTATGAACTCTTACCGTATGAAACTCCCGTTTATTTTGAGGGTGAATATCAACATGATGATGAGTATCCTCTTTGGGTTGGTGTTATTAGTTTTGCTTTTGATATAAAAAAGGATCATATACCATGTATATCATTAGGTAAGTTTTCTCGATTTTTCGGAAGTAAAAAATATGTTGGAAGTTCAAATGGTGATATTGTACGAATGACTGTAACCAGCGTAGATTGGGAGTTGTTTAACGAGCAATACGATATTTATGATGTTGAATTTATCAACGGGTATAAATTCAAAGGTTGTGTTGGTGTCGCTAGACAGTTTATTGATGAACAAATGGAAGTTAAGAAAAATTCAAAAGGTGCGCAAAGATTTATTGCGAAAAGAAAATTAAATTCGGTGTATGGAAAATTTGCAACGAATCCAAATGTGACGCCTAAAATTCCATTTATTGATAAGGATGATGGTATTTTACGTTTGCATGATCCTATGTATACAACTTTTGAAGATGGAGAAGTGAAAGAGGTTATTGACGAACAATTTCGCGATCCTATTTATCTTCCGTATGGTGAATTTGTTACCGCATACGCGCGTAAATATACGATAAGTACAGCTCAAAAGGTAGGTGTACATAGAGTTGCTTATATTGACACGGATTCAATACATTTGGTAGGAACTGAAATACCTGACGCAATCAAATATATTATCGACGATAAAGAGTTGGGATATTGGGGGCTAGAATCCATATTTAATAGATCTTATTTTATTGGGGCTAAAAGTTACGTGGAAGAAATTGAAATCAGCTATAAGGAATATGTAGACCACCAGCAGGAATACATTGATGAGAATGATTGCAAAGATAATCTATATTATATTCGTGAGGGAGTCTGTTATTATTTGAATGTAAAATGTGCTGGCATGACAGAAAAGGCAAAACAAAATGTAACATATGATAACTTTAGAGTTGGCAATGTTATAAATGATTGTTTAAAAAAGACGCACGTACCTGGTGGTATTGTGTTAGTTGATAGACAATTTAGCATTAAAAGTAGGTAAGAAGGTTGATAAGGTGATAAGTGTTTTAAGTTCCATAATAAAATATTTAATTATGGGTTTATGTTGTTTAAGCGTAACATTTCTATTTATTGTTTATGCAATAGGAATGATATTAATATTTATATGGATTATAAAGGAGTGACATTATGAATTTGTTATTAAATATAATTGTTGTTGTTTTCGTTGGTTTAATTATTGACTGTAGTTATAATAATTTACGCAATGAAAATAAAATTTTACGAAAAGATATTGATGAATTGCAATATAAGTTGTTAACTTATGAAAATGGTGGAATATTTGAAGAGTGTGATAAAAGATTGAAGGAATTCAATGAGATCATGTTCGGAAGTCCTCCACTTAAAAATAAAGTGGTAATTGTTAGAAGTATAAAATATTATGATTATTCAGCTTACAGAAAAGACATAGACGTGTTAAATGAATATTTAAAAGATGGTTGGAGCGTTGTCAATCACGATACAAATGAATTTGTGCACACATATATATTAGGAAAACCATTAGCATGGTCTAAAGAAAAAGAAGGTGATAAGTATGATGAGTGATAAGTCAAAAGAAAACCGAAATAAATGGTATCGAGATCATGTTAATAAGTATTGTGTATGCGTTAATAAAGATGAAATTGAAGTTATTGATTATATTGAATGTTTATTGAAAACCAAAAAATTTAGTAAATACGTCAAAGATAAAATAAAAGAAGATTTGAAAAAATAAAATAACATGTTATTATTAATGTGTAAGGAATAAAGAACGGAAATCAGACATGAATACCGGAATTACTCGTGGTGAAACATGCCGGTAACATAATTAGGAATAGTAATCTAGCTGGTAACACTTTAAACTTTACAACCTATATTTATAAAACCCTCATAAAAGAGGGTTTTATTTTATATTGACATTAGTTTTTAATTATCTTATATTTAAATAAGAAAGGAAGTGTACACATATGGATAGAGATGAATTAAGAGGTAAATTCAGTGAGGTACTTACAGTTGACGACCAGGCTAAGAGATCAACTTTACTAAATGATATGCGAGCTGAAGTTGAAAAAACTTTTAATGAGTTAGATAATTTAAAGAAGCTAAATGAAAGTCTAGTTGATAAAAATAACACTTTAACTGAAGCTAACTCAAAATTGTTTATGCAAATTGGCACCGAAAACAGTCAAGATGCCAAGCCAACGCATAAAACATTAGATTTACGTAAATTAGGTGTATAGAAAGAAAAAAGAGGTGATAAAATATGCCAAGAACAACAGCAAAAGACGTTGCTAAATCAATTCAAAATGATTTAGGTTTAGAAAATGAGCCAACAGGACAAGATGTTGCCAGTGCAATGTATAACCTAAGTTCAGGTAATTTTAAAAGTACAATTGGTGATCCTAATGAAACTAGTTCATTAGATTTTATGAATGGATTATTAGAATATCCTGATACATTAGGTGTTGAATTTATGACTTTAGCCACGCGAATCGGTAGAGTTATTGCACATAGAAATATTTTAAGAAATAAACTGGCTCCGTTTAAAATGGAAAACATGACACTAGGCTATACAATGGAGGAATACTTTGTTGAGTGCGCCAAGGAGCATGAATATGATCAGGCGGACGCAGAAAGCACGTTATTTAAACGTGAGTTACCTGACATTAAAACAGCTTTCTACATTGTCAACAGAAAAAGTTTTTACCCTGCAACAATTACAGATGATGATTTAAGGAAATACTTTGTAAGCTGGGATGGAGTAAATTCATTAATCGCGCGTATTGTAGACTCAATGTATAATGGTGATAACAAAGATGATTATAATTATATGAAATCCGCTTTAGTAACACATTATGAAAATGGATATATGAAGATCGTTAATACAAGTGCGGTGACTGATACAGACACCGCGAAAGAATTAGCGCGTAAAATTACAGAATATGCTTCTTATTTAACCGAGCCAACAAATGAATATAACGCTATGGCGGTTACAAAGCAGAACGAATACGATGACATTTATGTTATTTTAAACGGTAAAACAAACAGCTATTTAAACATTGATTGGTTGGCTCAGACATTCCAGCTAGAATTTGCCGAGTTCAAAACACATGTGTTAGTGTTACCAACTTTACCTAACACAACACAAGGTACGATTGAAGCAATCGTTTGTGACTCAGAAATTTATCGTGTGTTTGACCAAAAATACAGTGTAGGTGTTGCTTACAATGCGAAAGGACTATACTGGAATTACTTCTTGCACCACTGGGAAGGAATTGCGACTTCACGATTTGCAAACGCAATTGCCTTTGTATCGGGAAGCGTAACAGAAAAAGTTACAGCAATTTATTCTAACCCGCAAGTTGTACAGGTTAAAAAAGATGGTAGTGTAACAGTACCATTTACAGTTCAAACTAATGGATTAAACGCGCCTATTAGTTTAACTGCTACATCTACTGAGCCAACTATGGTAAACGCAACTTTAACGGATGATTTAAGACATGTGATTATTAAAGGTTTATCAGCAATTACTACTGAAGGTTTAGCAACTGTTACTATTAAAGATACAAATTCTAATGTAAGTTGTGCCATTAAAGTTGTATATAACGTATAATTGTGATATTATATGTATGGACATTGAATCCTCCTTTCATCTATTTTTGCTTTAGAAAAAAGAGTTCATTTAGAACTCTTTTTTCTTTTATATAAAAATAGTTGAACAATCAACTATTTATTAGTATTATAGAAAATGAAAGAGGTGATTAATATGGAAATTATTTTAGTAGCTTTAATTTTTAATGGTTTAGATCTAGTTACGGGTATTGTTGGTGCAATTAGGTGTGACGAACAAATTAACTCTAGTAAATTAAGAGATGGATTATTTAAAAAGGTTGGTTTTATCTTTTGTTACGCATTAGGTGTTGCAATTAATTATGCTAAAACTTTTTTAACTCTTCCGTTTGGTGTTGATTTAGTCCCAGTTTTTTGTACATATGCGATAATCACGGAAGTGGTGAGTATTATTGAAAACATTTCTAAAATCAATCCTGATCTTCTACCTGACAAGCTAAAAGAAATAATTGGATATAATAATGGGGGTAAGTAATATGGGTATTATTAACGATGATAAACTACAAAGTATTTTACCGAAATATAATGAGTTAAAGTTGAGCGGTGTCAATCTAGCACAACAATATGTAAGTGCGTTTAATACTGGCATGAATATTTATCAGTGTATTAATCAATTGCAAGGACATATTGAATGGTTGGTAAAAGCTGTCAATGATGTAGTAGTACAGTGGAATGAGATTATAGACTCACAAATACAGGATTCTATTAATGCAACTAAGCAAGCAACAACAGAGCAATTTAATATCGAATGGAAGAAAAATAAAACACAGTTAGATACTGAAATTGAAGGTATCATTCAAGAGCAGTTTAATCAAGACTGGCAGGAAAAAGAAAACGCAATAAACGCTAAAATTAATACTGTTAGTAATGATTTAGAAACTTTTAAAACTGAAACAAATACAACACTAACTCAGAGCCAATCAACTTTTAATGCTTTCAAAGAAGAAACTACTACAAAATTTACAACAACTAAAGAAGAGTTAACAGAATTAATTAATACTACATTTGATTCAATTTACCCAGTTGGTTCTGTATATATCAGTTTAACAGATACAAATCCTGGTACTTATTTAAAAGGTAGTTGGGAACAATTTGCGCAAGGTAGAACATTAGTTGGTGTCGGTGAAGGTAGTGATGGAACAAATACACAGACTTTTTACGTAAATGATACTGGCGGTGAGTATAAACATTTGCTAACAAAGAAAGAATTATCATTTATTGATTATGGTGCTTTACTTCAACAAAATGGTTCTACAATTGGCGTACACTCGCATGGACCTGGAGAAAGCGGATCAGAAAAAATGCCATTAATGCAACCATATTATACTGTTTATTTCTGGAAGCGTGTAAGCTAGCAAGTATTTAATACTTGCTATTATTTTTAGAGGTGCAACATGAAAACTAAAAAATGTGAACTATCGAGTATTTATAAAATGAAAAAACCGGAAGATATTCCGTATAGTCTACCGGAAGGTTTAAGCGTTTATTTTTACGTTGAATTTTATATGCAATGCATGCACATCTTAAAAGATGTGGATTATGAGCGCTATAATATATGTAAACGTAAGCTACAGGAGTTAACAATATTAGAGGAGGAATTGAACTTATGAAACCAGGGCAAAAATTAGTACATGATGGTCATGATGTTTGTTTGTTTCCTATGGAAACAATGAATATCACGCAATGGTCAAGTCCAACTGCTGACTCACATTGTTGTGGACATCCTTTTGATAATGCAATCATAGGGCAAGTGCGTGTACCCGTGTACGCTCCTTTTTCGTGCCACTTGTCGTATAGTGATAGTGTAGGTAATACACGTGCGTATAGTTCCGACAACCCCGTTTGGACTCCTAACGGGTTAACATATGTTACAGTTAGTTTTACACATGACCCGAATCCACCAACCGCAACAAGATATGCACAAGGTGATTTAATTTATCATACGGGTGAAGCTGGTTATGCTACCGGAGATCATTGTCATATCGACCAAACATTTACACAGAACGCTGGTTTAGTGTATTATGGTGTAACTTGTCAATATGGTAACCAATGTTATGCGTTAAGTGGTTCAGTGTTACCGACACAAGTATTTTATGTAAATGATACAAATATTGTAAATGGATATGGTCAAACATGGCAAACGTTTGAAGGTGGGGGACCACCAACACCACCCGAACCAAGTTACAAATACATAAAACATTATTTTATGTTAGATGGTTTAGGGATTGATGTAGGCTTTTATAAAACGAAAGAAGAAATACCACCCGAACCACCAACACCCATTGGTGAATGGTTTATACCTGGGGATATTAATAACACTAGAGCTCTTACAGAAGATGAATCAAAACAAAATTGGGTTGCATTTTGGCAGTTTTTCAAGTCTAAAGGTTGGACCGCAAACGCGGTTGCTGGTATGTTAGGAAATGCCTATTTTGAAAGTACTGTTAACCCTAATAGGTGGGAAAATGATATACCATTTGCACAACCGGTAGAGTCTAGAGGTTACGGATTAGTACAATGGACACCATGGACGAAAATAATTGACTGGCTAAAAGAAAAAGGATATTACCCGGATGTTTCAAAATTTGGTGTGGGGGAATGTGAAAGAATCCAATGGGAAATGGAGAACGGCGCGCAATGGATAGCAACAGCAACATATCCTGAAAGTTTTGCAAGCTTTTCAAAATCGACCGCCGACCCTTATACATTAGCAATTGAATTTTTAGCGAATTATGAAAGACCAGCCGACCCTAACCAACCAACGCGTGGCACAAAAGCACGTGAAATATATGATTATATCAAAGATAAATAAAATAGTTGAACTTTCAACTATTTTTTAATAATATAAATTTATAAAGGAGATGATTAAGATGAGTATAGGAGTTGTAAATAGCCAATTTACTCCACAAAGTAAAATTTATTTGTTAAAAGGTTTGGAAATTGACGCAATGAATAATACATTTTGGGGTGCATTTAATAGCACAGAAGAACAATTTAATTTTTTCATGAACAACTATGATCATGTTGTCTTTGAAAATTATACATACCAAAGAAAAGACGGTACTGTGGTTGTACCAGGTTTATATGATGATTTACGCTTGTACAATTATTTAATTTATCAAAATGGTGATACAGGCAACAAATCAAAATGGATTTACTGTTTTATAACAAGTTTAGGATATTTAAACGATAACGCCACTAGTATTAGTTTCGAAACGGATGTTATTCAGACGTGGCGATTTGAAATTGAAAAGAATTTTCTGCCTAGTTTTATTGCATATGAGCATAGACCGCAATGGTATATTGATAAGAGTATTGATAACAGACGTAGGCCATGTGTCAATACACAACCTGAGAATATCGAGCTTGGTACTGATTTAGTTTCAACGAATCAAGCAATCGTTAATCCTATGCAAAACTACTCATTTGCTGTTATAGGTATGACTTGTGATTTTGCTGGGAATGATAGTTATACGAGTGGACAGGCTGGTACGCCGTCACCTATAAATTATTATATTTTTCCTTATTCAAAACATTATGGTAATGATGTTACAACAATGCGAAATGGTATTAGTGGTAATAGTTACACAACTCTAACTGGTTTAAGTATAGTTTTAGATCATATTCGTAAAAATGAAAAGCTAGTGGGTAAATGTGTGAGTATTATGGTTACAGATTCAATTCCAGGTTTAAAAGTTGTTGATGGTGTACTAAGTGTAGTATCAAGTAATTTTAACGGGGTTCATGAGGGTGATGTAAATTGTCTTAAAATTCTAAGCAGTACAATGAATAATATGTATATTAATAATGATGATGAATATCCTATATATGATTTAGGTAGAAGCTTAGAGTCGTTCATAGGCTATAATAGAAATAGTAAATTATACACATGGCCATACTCATATTTAATGTTGAGTAATAACAATGGTGTCAACAAAATTTTTAAAAATGAGCTATGGAAGGATTCTTATGACATTAAATTTGTTATGGTTGGAAACCCTTCTTCTAGTAAAATTAATGTCATACCTAAAAACTATAAAACTTATGACGAGATTGGCAAATCTTCACTAATAAATATAGATAATTCTTTTGAAAGTTCATATGAGCTTTCAATACCAATTATAAACGATACCACAGCAATGTTAATGCAATCATCACGCAACTCTATGAATGTAGGATTATCAAATATTAGACGAAGTAATGAAACAGCCTCAGCAATTGCCAGTGCAACAGGTAATGCAATGAGCGCACAAACTAGCATACAGAATAATTTAAATTTAAGTGTTACATCTAGGAACTCAAACCTAGCTAGTAGTCTAAATGATCTACATAACAAATCGAATATGATAAACGCTAGTTTTAGTGCCATAGGTGGTTTAAGTGGTGGTATCGCTAGTACATTAAGTGGTAATATTGGCGGTGGGGTTGGAAGTTTAATTGGTGCTGGTTTAGGAATTGGACAAACCGCAATGCAAAACCAAATCAATACTAAACAGACGAATTTACAAAACGCAAATGCTCTTGCAAATGCAAATGCGCAAGCAAGCGCAAATACACAATCAACCGCAATTAATAACCAGTTAAGAGAATTAACAACAAAATATCAAAATAATACAAATATACAAAACGCAATTGATACTTATAATGCTAAAATCCATGACGCTCAAGCAACTGCTGATAGTATTGTTACAGGTACAAACGATCTAATGCGAACATTATCGCTTGATCTTAATACATTGGTTATATACGCATATAGACCAACAGATGAATATTTAGATAGATTAAATAAAATATGGGATATGCGTGGTTATGCAACAAATGTTATTGATTATCCTAACTTACATTCTAAACATCTTTGGAATTATATACAAACTGTCAAGTGTAATATTAGCGGTGATGGAATAGACCCAAGCGATTTAGTGAAAATAAAACGTGTATTTGATAATGGTATAACTTTATGGCACACCGAAAATATCGGTGATTATTCTAAAATAAATGGAGATCGATATAACATGACAGAAGTTGATAAGTTCGGAAATTATAAAGATAAAAAAGTGCATTAATATAAAGGTTGACAGCTCAACCTTTATTATTTAACATATGAGTAAAGGAGATAATTAAGATGAATATATTAAATGACACTAGTAGCTTTACAGACTACTGTAGAAATGCGGTTGATATTGCTACAATGAATAATAGAGAAGCTGATTTTATTTATTATACATACTTACAAATGTTAAGTTTAAATATGTTTAAGTATAAAAATCTTCCGGAATCTATTAATACATTCTATTTAGAGTATGTTTTACAAACACGCGGTTACATTGGCTTTTATGATGATGAAAGGTTAGGGTTAATTTGTAGTGAAATCACATTGGGTGGTAGATTAAACCACTATACACTACCAACCGAATACCATACAGTGTCAACTAGTCCACTTGTTAAAAAGACGTTAAACAGTAATGAATGTGTAGTTATGAAAAACAGCCCTTTGTATGTTGGGTTGTTTCCATACTTAAATTTTTATGCTAAAAAATTAGCACTAACTAGTCGAACTATGGATCAAAATTTAACAATGCAATGGACACCGTATATCATTACAGGTGATAGACGAATGTTACAGCAATTTAAAGTTTTTATGAAGAAAATTCTACAAGGAGTGCAGACAATTTTTACGTCAAAAGGATTCAGAACGGAAGATATTAATGTTCTACAAACGAACGCACCTTTTATTGCGGATGAATTACATGGAATGAAACAAGCTATTTTGCGTGAGTGTATGACATTTTTAGGTATTGAAAATGCGAATATGGACAAAAAAGAGCGGTTAGTTTCGGATGAAGTCAGCGCCAACAATCAACAGGTTATCGCGTCTAGAAATATCTGGTTAAGCGAACGTAAAAAATCAATCGAAGAATTAAATAAAAAATTCGGATTAAATGCGAGTGTTGAGTTTGCTCCTTATGAAGATTATGAAGAGATCATGAATTTACTTGAATTAGATTCAAATACAAGTATTAAAGATTTTAATATTGATAAGAATATAGATATTAAAGAAGGTGATTAAAATGTTCAATAAATTAAATAAACCAAATTATTTATTAGGCTTACAAAGCCCAGTGTTAGCACAGTATACTGAAACAATTCAAGGTGTATGCCATAACCTAGCATTGAATGAATTAATTGATAGCCAGTATAAATTAAGCGATATGGAAGTTTTAGAGATTGCACGAAAAAAGATTTTTGATTTTAATTATCCTTTTTATGACGAGCCCGAAAGACGTAAAGCATTGGAAACCGGTATTTTAAAACATTTTTGGTTTGATGAAATCGGACAGGAAACTTACGCATATTGGAAATTTGAATTACAACACTGGTTTGAAATCAATATGGATAGATATTACACATTGTTTAAAACTATTCCTTTTCAAGACCAGGACGACCCAACCGCAAACACAAACTACACAGAAACATACACACGTGATAGCACGGGAAAAACACAAGAAAGTGGAGAAGATACAAGTATAGCTTTAAACTCTGTTACGCCTGAGGGGCGTATTGATATTAATACAAATGATTATGTCAACAATATTGCTAAAACCATTTCTAAGCCTAATAGTGCAAATGATACAACAGGACATGAAGAGTACATCTTTAAGCGTAAAGGTAATATCGGTATTCAGACGTTAGCGGAAGTATTGCAAGGCTCAAGGCGTGCTGTTATCACAATCGAAAGTGAATTGTATGTGGAATTGCAAGAATATGGGTTATTTTTCAATATTTTTTAGGAGTGACAAATGAATCAAATAATAGATTGGTACAGTCCAACGAATATAAAATCATACAATAAATTTTTAAACTTTATTATCGGTGGACGTGGAATTGGAAAAACATATGGGTTTAAAAAAGATTGTATTAGTCGATATAAGAAAAAAGGAAAACAATTTTTATATTTAAGAAGATATAAAACAGACCTAAAAAAGATAAAAACATTTTTAAATGATCAATTTGAAAACTTTAAAGATGATGAATTTAAAATAACAGGCGGTTCAAACTTTACCACCTTTTATATTAATGGCTGTGAAATGGGTTACGCAACTTCTCTAACATCCTTTGCGAGTTTAAAATCAACAAGTTATGTAGATGTGGACACAATTATAGTTGATGAGTTTATACCCGAAAAAGCTGGATTTAACGCATACATCCCGAATGAAGTTGAGATTTTATTGAATATTATTGACTCTATTTTTAGGCAACGAGAAGGACATGTTTATTTATTGGCTAACAATGTGAGCATTGTTAACCCTTATTTTAGTTACTTTGGTATTACACCAAACCCCGAAAAAGAATTTAATACTTTTAAAGGCAATGATTCTGTGGAGCAAATTATTATACAGATATGCCATAGTGATTATAAAAAAGGAAATAAAGAAAAATCGAAATTCCATAAATTAATATCGGGTACAACGTATGGAGATTATAACGCTGGTAACTTTGCTTACGACACAACTGATTTTATAAAAAAGAAAACAAATGTATGTGACTATTTATGTACGTTATACTATGATGATATTTATTATGGCGCTTGGATTGATATGAACACGGGTTATGTGTATATTAATCAACAGATAAATAAAGAATACGGTTATTGTTATTCAATTGGTAGTAATAACCGTGAAAATATGATGATCGCTAAACTTTGGCGTAAGGACCAACGTTTAAATATGTTAATACGATCCTATCGTGATGGGTGTGTGTACTATAACAACCAGGAGACTAAAAGATTATTAAGCTATATACTTAGTAAATATTAAAAGAGTGGTATTAATTACCACTCTTTTAGATTGTGTTTATTTACAGTGTACAAATAATAGTCATGATTAGCACCATATTTATTATAATACTTGATATACTCATCACACACAATTCTATAGTCTGTAGAATGTAAAACAATTAAATCATCAAATGTAAAATAAAATTCCAACTCAATTTTAATATCTGTGTTCATGTTTAACACTACCTTCTAACTATTCTACATACTTCTTTAAGATTATTATTAATATGCTCATTCAAATAAATATAATCAGAATAGTTTATTTCTTTATCGTCATAAATCCTTTCACACATAGCAATACAAATAGTTGTATAATCGCTTAAAGCTTGTAATACATTAGGTAATTCATGCCACCCCTTAATCTTTGCAATTACATCATTGTATTGTGTTTCCAATAGTTCTTTATATTTTTGTTTAGTCATTTTGTTGTCCCTCTTTTCTTTACGCCTTAATTATACCACACAT